ACCTAAAACACCGTTGACTAGATTAACTAATAGTTCATTTACCATGGATACCAAGATACAAATCTAGTCTTGGGAAACAAAGTCTTTTCGGAAAAATTTGCCTAAAATATTATCGTTTATCCATTCGTTAGGTTTCTCTAACACTCCTAACTGAAATAGATATTTGCATTCGTAATATGTAAGTAGTTTTTTATTGGCTACAAAATGAAGTATTTTACGTTCAAATTCATCCTGTTTACCTTGTTTGATTAGCTCAAGTATAGGTTTAGCTGATCCAAAATAGGTTTTCCAATCAGATTCTTTAATGACTTGTTTTGTGGTAGCTGTTCGACCTCTAGTTATAGGTTGTTCTGCTAATTCTTTTTTACCTAGTTTTTTTTTAACGTTATGGTATAACGATTTTTTTCCTAGATATGAATTACCTGTTGGAATATGGGTAGTAATGTAAATAAAACCAAATGTATTTTCGGGGAAATCTGTTATTTCTTGAATTTCCCTATTTTCATATAACCAATTTTTCATAAATTAAATTTTTAAGCAAATGAGCTTGATCTCCATGCTCCCGCCATCCACATATAAAGTCGATGAACACCTCCTACAGTTGCAGGAATAATTTCTCCGTCAGATCCTGTCCATGAAGGTGCAACTGATTGAGTTGTAGGTAAAACAATAGATCCTGACATTCTTACTTTAAATGCATCTTTAGGGGTACCTAATATACCATTTCCTACAATAAATAAAGATGTATCATCACCTTGTTTATTATATCTTCCTATTACAAATTGCCATGAACCCGAAGCAATAGTACCTCCTCCATGTGCAAATGAATATAGACCTAAAGATACTGAAGTATCTCCTAAAGCTATACTATTTTGACCTGAGGCGCTGGTGTTACTTCCTGCTGCGAATGCTGAAGTTCCGGCGAATGTAGAATCTCCTAAAGAAAAAGCATAAGGTCCATTTGCTATAGTTTGAACTCCACCAGCAAATGATCCTTGTCCTAAGGCTTTAGTTTTAAATCCTGTTGCTAAAGAAAAATTTCCAGAAGCTGTGGTTTGAAACCCTTCAGCATGTGATGCAACTCCTGAAGCTAATGATCCTGTTCCTTCAGCATGAGAATATAAACCAGTTGCTTGAGTTAAATTTCCTTCAGCATGAGATGATATACCAGATGCAAGGTTACTAGTTCCATTAGTCATAGAACCGGTTACAGTAAATGAACCAGATAAAGAAATATCATATGCTACAATACCTGCAAATGCATCAATAGATTGGGTTACGTGATATGCTTCAACAGTATTACCTGTTGTTATGCCTGTTTTATTTAATGTAAGTGCCATTTAAATTTTATTATAAATATGTTATAAATCTAAATTAACTAGTATAGATGTATCGGTAACTGCTGATAATGGTAGGGGTTGAGCTAACTTTGCTACCGCTAATAAATTATAAGCATTATCATATAATCCTATTGTTGTAGCATAAGGTGTAAAGAAAGAACCAGTTGCAAAATCATATAAAATCCCACTATTTAAACTTCCTAAAATTTGGGTTTGGTTTGTAGAAAAATTAAATTCATTTTCTCTAATAGTACATTTGTATTGGGTTTCAAATATATTATATGCTGAATTAAATGAGCAAGTAATATTTGATCCAGTTGCAAAACTATTTATAATATTTTCAGTAGCTACCCCATATGTTGCAGTACCATATGAAACATATCCATACCCCACATTACTGGTGATTCCATCACTAGTAAGAATTATAATTCCATGCTCATAAATTACATCTCCATATTTTTGGGAATTATGTATCATATTTCCATTCCCATCATCTGTAAGAGTAAGGGTTCCATTTGAAATATTTACAGTACCCGGTTGTAGATAATTTCCAAATAAATTGGAGGGGATTGAAATTACACCTATAATTTCATTAGAACCTGTTGGGATATATCTATCGGCAAGTAAAGTAGATGATAAATAATTATAGTAATTAGGAGTATAAGCAGGACCTGTTATAGTACCATCTATATTAAATGAAGCCGTTGCTGCTGGGGATCCATCACTTCCTGAAATATAATTGGAGTAATAAAGTTCTCTTATAGAACGATAAATTAAAATTTGATCTTGGATACTTATTTGTCCTGTTGGATAGGAACCAGAAACCCATAAAGATGCAGTAACGTTGCGTCCAATATATCTATCAATTCCTACATTCGAGCCTGTGAGTTCATTACCTTGAAAGGTAAACGATTTGTTTACCTCAAAGGGAGAGACGATAACGTCAGATGTTATAAACGATTTGAATACACTCATTCATTCTTAGAAATCAAGTTTTACTCTAACTAGAGCTTCTTTTGTAAAATCTTTTAATAATGGTCTTGACATTTTAGCAACCGCTAATAAGTTATTACTGTCGTTATACATTCCTACAGTTGTAATATAAACTTGAGGAGCATTGATAAAATTATCATAAATTACCTCTCCAGTTGAACCTGAAATAAATGTTGGATTTTCTGAGTAATTAAATTCGCTATTGCGAGCTCTAATAAACACATAATCCGAAGTAATTGTTTCTTCTGAATTTAATGAGAATGAAGATCCTAAACTAATGGCTGTAAATAATTTTTGAGGATTTAATCCATCTGAGTTATTTGAACGACTTGGTGCAACTTGAATTGATTGGGAAATTGCCAATGGGTTTAATAAAATAGTTCCTAAATCTGGAAATACTAAACCATATGAACCTGATCCTGCTACATATCCACTATTTGCAAGTGAACCTGCTGTACCATTTGATCCTGAAATTAATTGATAAACACGAGTTGATCCTAAAAATACACTTACGGGATTGTCAAGTGAGTTATCTGTTAAATTGATAATACCACCTGAACCTGAAAGTCTTAAATTTAATGACCCAGGGAATAATGATTGTTTGTAATTTGCTCTTTCAATGGACAATACCCAGAAATTAGATCCAGTTACAACATTAGTGCCTGCTCCAAAAATAAAATTAGCATTTTCATCCTCTAAAATCAATGAACGATATTGACCATAAATTGTTTTAGTGTACGAATTTTGGGGAACAATTGGATTATACAATGCACTCCCACTTCCTAATTTATCAGCATATGCAATATCAAATTGTACAGCTGCTGTAGATAAATTTGAAGCGGTTTGATAAATACTCAGATAATAATCTCCAGATGATCCTGCAGCTTGTGTTGATGAAGTAAAAAATGATGTTATTGTTGGAGCTCCAGTTGACCAAAGTGTAGATGTGATTGAATCACTACTTACTACTAAATCTTCAGGGTCTAATCTTTGATATGCCATTGTTTATATTTTAAACGTTTGTTTTATTAATTGTAACAGGGATTGTTAAACGAGCTCCACTATCTAAACCTACAACGGTTAATGTAGCAGATAATTGAGTGTTATTTCCAAATAATGTATTTATTGTAGTTGCTCTCAAGTTAATTTGAGATCCAATTACTGTTGTAGAAACATTTGTTCCTAATGTTGTTGTTGATGTTGCCGAAGCATTTGCATCTGTTGCTGCGGTTGTATTAATTCCTACTCCAGTAAATGTACTAAATAAACGAACATCTGAAATTGTAGCTGAATAGCCAGTTGTTTCATAGGTTTGATTGTTTCCTAAGTAATTTAATGTTTGTGGAGTAATTGTTAATGAAGCACCTTGTTGTAATGTAATTCCAGAATATCCTAAATCAAGTACAGGTAATTTAGCTGTTCCACGAGGTAGAGTAGCTAATTTATATTTCATGATTTGTGTTTCAATTGGAAATGCTTCCAATAAAGGCATGTTTTGGATTGCTTCTCCGTAAAATGAAGATCCAGAAGGGTGAGTTGGATTATACAATGTATAATCGATTTCATCATCTGCTAAAGCAAATTGAGTGATTCGGAATGAACCATCATTTTTTGCTAAAAGCTCTCTACCTTTGTTTGTTAAAATTGCGTCGACTGTAACGACTTGGTTATTTAAATATCCCATTTGTGTTTAATTATTGTCGTATTATATGTAATAAATATTATGTTATCAACCCTTTCTGCGTAAGATCTAAAATAAATTGATCTACAGATTTATTTAATTCAGGTACTACAAATTCAGGTCTTACAATATATGGACCACTTGAATCAGTAGGTCTAAATCCTTCCATTATTACTTGAGAAGCATCATCAACATATCGTCTAATA